AAATATAACAATCTTGATGTAGGCATATCTCTAGCCTGTAATAAAAAACTTAATGGTGCACTTCCCTCTAGGATGTACCTTTTCTCTTTTGCTTTCATTTTATTTGATTTTAATTAGATTTAAAATAATAAGAGAGCCTCACTAATGAGGCTCTCTGTATTTACTTATTTGAAGATAAAGAAGTTATTAGCTCCTAACGTACAAAGTGCTCTTTCAGACAAGAAGTTAACCTCCATTGCATCTAAGTCACTTGTCATTGCACCACCAGCAGAACCAGTAATCCAAGTTTTGTAACGTCTGTTCTCAGCTTCAGAAGCTCTGTAACGTACGTGCAAGAATGGACGTTTTGCGTTTTTACCCATTACTTGGTCATAAACGTTCATTGTCCCTGCTGGAACTAAAACACCATTTACAACACCACCAACGATACCTCCACGAAGAGTTGCATCATTCAAGTATTTCCAGTCAGTTTTGTAGAAATCGTACCCTCTACGGAAACCTGTGAAACCTAAGTTGATAGCCATTTTTTCATCATTGTCGAACAATCCGTAAGACGTACCACCAACTCCGTAAGAGTTTTGAGCAGCTAACATATCGTCAATGCTGAAAGAGAAATCACGATTCAAGAACAATGCGTTTTCAGCAATAGCTCCTTGTTTGTCCAAACGACCAACGATTGTATCGAAATCACTCAATGTAGATGGAACACCACCTGACCAAACGTTACCTCTTGTTTCAACAGCGTCAAACAAACCTTCAGTTCCTTTGTTACCGATATCACCAGTTGTAGCTATTGCACCTGAACCAGTCTCAGCCTGAACGTGCTCAACCATCATCATTTCCAAGTAATCGTCAAAACGAAGTCTTTCTTCGTGCTCTGATTTCAAGTACCATAAGTAACCAGTTGCTCCGTTTTCAGTAGTAACTTCAACCCAACCAATTTGAGCCATATCAGAACCTGAAACTGCATACTTGTTTTTGATGATAACAGGAGATACTTCAAAAATCAACGGTTGTGCTTCCAAAGAACCTTGCAATCCGTTTGCACCTTTTCTAAATTCAGAACCATAAACGAAAGCCGTTAATGTAGCTCCTGAGAAAGAAGAAGGCTGACCACCTGCTGCATAGAAAGCAACTGTGAAAGTCAATCCTGATACTGCTGTGATAATCGCTTTAGCTGATTGGCTAGATGCGTTGTTTGATAAAAACACTACTTGACCAACACGGAAGTTACACTCTGTAATTCCTGAATCAGCAACTGTCATTACCGCTGTATCTGCACTCGTTGAAGCAGCTGTTGTTACGCTAGCATATTTAGTATGCAAACGTCCTGTTTCTGTCCATTTAATCAAATCTGAGTTAGATGGAATCTCTGCACCTACTTGACGTAAGAAAGAGTTAATTGTACGATTACCGTAACGCTCAAACTCAGCTTCGTAAGTATCAGGAAGATACTGATTCAAGAAGTCAAAGTTAGTGATGTAGTTAGTAGGTAATGTTGCTTTTTTAGCACTCGGTTGTAAATCGAAACCTGGTGTGCTTTGTAATGAACCTGCCATTTTTTTTAATTTTTAGTTTTTAAATTTGCTTTTGATTCCATAGCTTCTGCCTTGATTATCATCAATAACTTTTACTTGAAATCCTGAAGCTGGCTGTGGTATCACTGAACCTCGATTCATATTAATATTTTTTGAATCTCTTGAATGGTCAGTTGCCATGTCAGCTTGCCCTTTCTCGTAGAAGAATTTGGCAAAAGCATTTGGGTCTGATGCAATAGCGATAGAACGATGAAATTCAGCAGCGTCTTTTAAGTAACCATCTTCATTCAAGAATTTTGATACGAATGTCGATAGACCTGATTGTTGCTCCTTTAGTTTTTCAGCCTCTGCTGGTTTGTAAACAATTTCTTTTTCCCCTGCTTTAAATTTGAAACCTTCAAACTCCTTAGAGAAAAGTTCTTCTGTTTTTTCAGCAAAAAACTGTGAACGCTTTTCATTTTCCTGAGCTATTTTCTCAGAAGACTCCATTTGAGTTCGTAAATCATCTAGTTGTTTTTGTTGTTCAGCCGTCAAAGTTTTCTCCATTCTTGACTCAAGAGGGATTTTATACTTTGCTTTTTGTTCTTCAAAAAAACCTTTTGCTCTACTAAGCTCTTTTTTGAAATCTATTTTTTTAGAATTAATCTCATCATCGTCATCTAAATCCTCGTCAAAGTCGAAACGCTTTCTAAACTCGAAATCAATTTCTTCTTTTGTTAGCTCAGGATTTTGCTCTTTCAAGTAATCCTTCAATAGTGACTTTGAATCAACGTCATCAAAGTTTTTGTTAACCTTTAAAAAGTCCTCAAGACCTCTTCCTGTTTCTTTTTTAAACTGTAAGAAAGCATTTACATCTTCAGGTAAATCTTCTTTCTCAACAATTTTCTCAGGCTCTTTAGAGTATTCATCTAAAGAAGAGTAATCTCTTCCGAACTTTTTGTTAATATGTGAAAGAACGATATTATCGTCTAATTCTGGTTCTTCTACAATCTCATTCTCAACGAAATTCGCCTCAACAATTGCAGGAGCACCACCGTTTAATTTTTGTTCGTGCTCATTGATTAATTGTTCCTCAATTTCAGCAACCGATTTTTGTTCCTCGAACTCAACCGATTTTACAGTAAATTCAGCCATTATATTTTATTTAATTTGTTACAAAATTATACATTATTTTTCACTTAAATTTTCTACCTCGGTGCAAACGATTCTAAATCAAAATCTCCCAATGAATCATTCGTTGATTCAAAGTTCTTTGCTGGTAATTCTTTTTGACGTTGTTCTATTAAATCAGATTGTCTTGACGCTTGCAAGTCCACTCGCTTATCTTTAGCTTTCTCCTTCTCGTCATTCACTTTCTTCATTCCATCAACCTCAATACCTTTAAGTTGCATATTGTAATTAAACTCAATTTCCATTAATTCTTTCTTAGCATTAACTTCAAATTGCATTTTCTTAATCTCCATAGCAGTCTCAATCTCTTTCAACTGAGCTTTATATTGAGCACCCATCTCAGCCTCTTGTAGTCTACCTTGAGATGCAGCCATAGCCGACTGTTGGTTCATTTGAGCTTGCATCTGCATTTCTTGTTGCTTCTGCTCTTGAACTAATACCTCACGTTTTTTACGTTTAACTTTCAATAACTCGTTCGCTAGTTTGATATTTTTAACGTTTCTAATGTCAATCGCATCATCTAAGAATATCTGACCAGTCTGTAAAGCAATCTTGATATTTTCCTCAAGCATTTGTTTTTCCTCTTCATCAGGCATCAATTCAATAAAAATACCGAAATCACGCAAGTACAATTCTTTAATATCATCTAAGATAGCCAAGTTGTATTTACCAATCTGCATAGCAAACTGCTCTCTATAAGGAGAGAACTCTAATATATCAGATATTCTAATAGATACACATTCTGCCAACTTCTTAGTCATCGATAGACCTGCATCAAGAATGTGACGTGTAGCCGTATTACTATTAAGTGCAGCTAACTTCTGTACTCCAACTAATGCGTCAGCACTTGGCGTTGAACCATCTCGTGCTTCATTAAGACCCGTCACATCACGAATCATATTCAAATAGTGATTATAAGAATACACTAACGAACTGATTTTATCTTGACCTGATGATTTAGTTAACTCCTGGATAGGCACTCTAGCGTTATTGAACTCGCCATCACCAGTGTATGAACGACCAATAACAGAACCCGTCTGAAAGTATAACTTTAATGCGTCCTCTGGATTGTACGCTTGCCCTGTACCTAAGTCGACCTCGTTAATACCATCGGCATCAATAAATACCCCATCAGGCACAACTCTAGCTTGAATCTGTTGTAATTTCAAATGGACCAACTGAATGTTATCAATGAAAGGAATCATTCTTTTTACAATAGAATCAAATCTACCATTATACATTCTTGGTGCATAGCAAACATACATTGGGAAAGCATCTTGAGCTGCTGATTTTGGACGAACCATGTTCTCAGCTAACTCCCACTTCAACATAATGTTTGTCCCTGCAACTAATACACCTTCATACCAAACGGTCTTAGGCATATCAACAACCTCAAACATATCGTTTGCCTCAACGTTAAAAGACTCATCTTTTTTGATAATTCTCTCTCCACCGTTGTTTAAATATTTCTTTTTGTATTTGTATTTCTTTGTAGCTTTATAGTTGAAAAAAAGTAATGTAACAAGGTCTTTCGTAAAAGCATTGTCATAATATGTTCTAGTAACAGGGTAGTAATTATACCACGCACTACCACTATCCTTAATCTCTGTTATTTCTTCGTCCGTTAAGTCAGGCTTGATTTTAATAAGCTCACTATAATGCACTTGCTTTATCTCTCCAAAGTAATAGCAGTCTGAGAAGTCAGGCATCTCTGTATAACTGAAGATAAAGTTAGCAGGGTCAACGTACTCAACCTTCAATCCTGCGTTCGGATAAAAGCTATGCTTAGCTACAGCTAGACCTAAAACTGTTTGGTCATAGTCAATTTGACGCTTTACATTTATGTAGTCATTATTCTCAAAAATAGTATTGATAGCAACCTCCTCAGCAATCTCAATGCTTGGCTTATATTTAAGCTGCATATATAAAGATAGCTCCTCATTATTATCAGGCAAATCATCAGGCTGTACATTGAACATATCAATACCCAATTCATCTTTAGTTGCTAATAATACATCTTTCGCTACCATGTCCGCTTGGACCATCTCTTGAAATATATTCTTTTCGTCAGCAGACATTATGTCTTGAGCCTGAGCTTTTATTTCATACATTCTATCCTGCATACCGTTAACAACAATGTCAACAAATTTTGCAGCAATAGGCACATTATCCCAATTTATGTTAAGATATGACAAATCACCCTCGTGAGCTAATGCAGCTTTATATTTTGCAATCGACTGTTCACCACGGGCGTACAATCTCAAGTTATTAAAGTAACCGTATTTATCGTAAAATCGACAACTGATTCCAGAACGCCTAAACCATTCTCCCTCAATAGCCTTACCTGTCAGCAAACCAAATTCCTTTGATGATTTTTCCATGTCATCGGAAGGAAACGGATTTGTGTTAATTATTATAGATGGCTTACTATCCATGTTTTATTATTTGACTGTTTGTTCCAGAGTTATCGTATCTTGCAAATTTAATACTTATTTTCGGTTTTTCAACTTCAGGTCTGAATAGGTTTTTTCTATTTGCCATAACAGCTAAACCTGAGCTAATCGAAGCATCGTGCATCGTCCTATTTCTAATATCAAATTTAGCCCAATCCTCTAATGTTTTTGTAAATAACATATTACCTATCTCCTCATTATCTCTGTAAGTACCCTCTGTATCATAACCAACGTACTCCTCAATATACGACTCAATACATGATGCGTGAGACTGCATTACATCAACAGATGAGTTAGGTATTCCGCCTAATTCAATCTCTGTCTTAGATAGTTGTGCCGTTCCCTTGTCAGGACGATTCATAGAGTATGCTCTATATCCTCTGTTCTTTAAGTGATAAAGTAATCTTGGCTTATTATTCTCTGCTAATATTGGCATACCGTAAAAAACTAACGCCATCAGTACCTCTTCAAAAAATATCTCTGCTGTCTGTGGACGAGCGACATACTCTAAGAAAAACATATTGGACGGTACATCTGGATTCATATTGAATGATGTCAATCCGTGTAGTGCTCCATTTGAACCACCACCTCCAACTGTTCCTGAGATGTCATAGGAGTCACAACCGAACGCACCAAGGTCAGCATTACCTGGCGATTTTCTGCCGTTAAAAGTACGCACATTATTTCGCAAGTGTTGCGGAGGAATCCATGATACCAAGAATCTCCCCCTAGGGTCTGGTGTCCAAATAACCTCTGAGTCCTGCACACCGTTTTTCCAATGAAATGAACCTCTAGTTAATACTCTATCTTTCACTAGAGAGTCATTATAGTCGATTTGCTGATATATCTTTGTTAAGTTGAACAAAGACTGCTTAGACTCATCTCTAAAGGCGTGTGATTCACTTCTAGGGAACTGACGGTAAAATTCATTCAACGCATCAGGGTCTGACTTTAATGCCTCAACCTCGTTATTCCAATAAGTAACAACGCCAATCTTAATCATCTCTCCATCGCATCCAATAACAGGTTGCTCAGGGTCTTTGATTACAGCGTGTCCAAACTCATCAATGAATCCCTCAAAGTTAAAGTCCATCGGTATGAATAAGCTATACAGCCCACTTTTAGTCTGACCATTAGACGAACGCTTGATAGGATTAGAGTCGTAATATAAATCTTTGAAATTACCTCCACCTTTGGCTAATGCGTTGACAGTTGAGCCCATCATACATTTACCGATAATCCTGCTACCCAAACGTAAACAAGTCTTTCTTACCCTCCAACCGTTCTTAATGTTGTTCGGCT